GCGAGCAGATGCCAGACCGAAAGCGACACTGCTAGCAGCATCAGCAGCAGCCTGTCCCATCTTCACCCGCAGCTCAATGTCAATCAGCTCGTCAATGTCGAAGTTCAAATCGTCGCCCATGTAGAGACAGACGTTTTGCACTTCTGCCGTGCTACTGAAAGCGAGTGTTGCTTCGCCATTAATTCCGCCACGTGTATAGGTCGGAGTCCCTGACGCAGAAGTGTCAGCAACAATCCAACCCGAACCGCTCGCACTTGTGCCGAAGTCCTCGTTGCCAAGGAAGTCGTCAGCGAACTCAACAAAATTTTGAATACCAGCCATAGTGTAAATTCCTCACTGAAAAGAAACGATTTTCGCATTCCGCTACGTTTGTGCTTATGCACCTGGGTTCTTGTAGAGTCCACGGAAGTCGATAGCAGCAACGCCAAACGTTTGACGCACTTTGTACTTGTAGCAGTCCTTGTCGAAGTCCCACTCGTTCTCAAGAACAGGTGCTTCTTCTCCTTGCAGGAAGCTAAGCTCAACGGTGTCGATTTGGCTCGGGCTGGCTGCCAGATACCAAGCAGTTGCACTGTTGCCGTCGAGCACAGGGTCAACAACAACTCGCAACGGTCGCGATCCATTGGGACCGTAGATGTTGAGCGTGTTGGAGTTACCAGTAGCAGAAGAGCCACCAGCAGACGGATCAGCAATCGAACCGACGACCTGCAAAGCAGTCGCGGAAATCGCAGCCGGAACAATCAAGTAGCTTGGCTGAATGTTCAGGATTGCATCGCTGCTCGTACCCAAACCTTTCTTGGTCATCATGCTGTTGTAAGCAGTATTGAGACTCGCAACGCTGACAGCAGCACCGCTGCTAGCCAGGTTCGAGTGACCGCCAGAGCTAGTTTGTGCAGTCGTGTTGAACAACGCACCACCGTCGCCCAGATTGGCGTTCGCAGTGATTACATCGTAGACAGCAGCGTTCTGCTTTCGACGGCAAGCGTTGCCCTGCATAGCTGGGATGCGACTGATAGCGTCCAAGTCGTCATTGACGACCGTTTCCCAAGTCACAGTGAACATCGAACCATACTTTTCGACTTTGTACGATTCTTTGCTGTCGCTCATCGCTGATTCAGGATAGTCGTGATTCTCTGGCACGACTTCTGGGTTAGCGACTTCCGAGAAACGGATTCGGTTGATCGACTTAAAATCTGGGACGCTGGTAGCCTGACGGCACCAAAGGTTCCAGGTGTAGATAGCTTCGTCGTAAGCAGCCAGCAAGGTTTTGTTGGCAGCGTCGAGCATCAGGTTTGAAAAACTGCCAGTCGTGTGATAGGCGTCTCGCTGAATGTTGTGACGGTTTAGGCTGCTAGGATGTCCCATCGCGACCATAGCAATGTCGCGTGCTGACATGCGGTCAGTGTTCAGACCCATGCGAGCGACGAACTTCTCAGACATGCGACGCAAGCCGAGACCCTGGAAATCCTCAGCACCGTTCGCTGGTGATTCAACCTGACGTTGCACGCCTGCCGACCGATATGCTCGCGTCAGCAATCCGTCCTTGGCTGCGTTGTAGAACTTGTCCGATTCTGCTTCGGTAACTTTGACGCTCATTTGCTCGCTCTCGGCTGTTTGACCAATGGCACTGTTAGCCGCACGCTTGATGATTTGTTCCCTGGCGGCGTCTAGGGAAATGTTCTTTTCGACCAGTTCCTCAGCAAAGGACCGCTCGATTTTGAGTTGTTCGCATGACGAGAAGATTTCACGCTGGCGACTGCGTTCCGCTTGCAACGCACGATCGACAGCCTTTTTCATTTCTTCTTCGTCGTAATGACCAGGTCGTTCGGTCATCTCTTCCTCGTCCTCGTGTTCTGCTTTTTTCATTTCTTCTTCGTCGTGCTCTGACTTTTCGACTTCTTCCTCGTCTTGCATTCGCAGGTTCTTGGTCACCCACTCACGCATTTCCTCGGAGCTTTCGATTTCTTCCGGCATTCCAAGTTCCACCAGGGAACCACGCAAACTTTCACTCATTTCCTGTTCCCTCTGTATAGTTTCAGGAATCCCAAAATAACTGCGACGAACGACCGACCGTTCATCAGCACCAGTAGCACAGATGCTCGCATCGGTTGGCATCCAGCTAGTCACAATGCTTGCTGGTCCTTCGACTGCGGTTCCGCGACTTGTTTGGTAGGTTTGCCCTCGCTCGACGAAAACGCTTTCGAGCGGGATAGCGGTGACGCTAAAATCGGTCAGATGACCTTCTGACGCTTTTGTGTATGCTTCTTGGCTTCGTTCATCGCTCGCAAAAGATGCCTCGCCAATTAGCTCGTCACCTTCGACACGCATTTGGCGAACGCTGCCTAGCACATTCGCAACGGTGCTGCGGTCATGGCTGTCAACGATTGGCATCTGTTTACGTTCGCCTCGGAACTCGATGCCGTCCATTTCGAGCACTTCGCGAATAATAATGTCGCGTGACTCGTCATAACGCTGCACCGGATTTTCTGTGGCGATGACCACTTCCATCTTGCGGTTGTCAGTGTCAGCACGCCGCATTTCTGCCAGACGCATCACCATCTGATCTTCTGGGATGCGGTCATAACGACTCAGCTTGACTTTGCCGCGTTTGTTTGGCATTGGTTCCTCGCTTGTAATTGCTCGCTCTTTTTCGTCAGCAGCTTTGATTTGCCTGACTAGCTTGTTTGCCCATGCTTCACCTGGATTGCCGCCCCACAACGCCCACGCGATTCTGCCAGCACTCGGAAAGCCTTTTTCTCCTGGCTTGAATCCTTCGCCTTTTGAATCAACTGCGTGTCTTGCGAAATAGCTCGACATGCGTTTGGCAGTTGTCGGACTAATCTTTTTTCCGTTTGACAGATCCCTCGCTCGTGCAACGCCAACTGCTGTGCCTCCACGGTTGTATTCACGACGCCATTCGAGTCCTTTTGCTGCCTCTTCTCGGACGCCTGCCGGTGGTGCAAAGTCGATATGGTCATACTTGCTCAACTTCCACCTCTGGCTCTGGCTCTGGCTCTGGAAGTGCTGGTTGCTCGACTGGCTGTGCTGGCGGTACTGCCGCTTTCGCTTCGATCTTTGCTTCTTCGATCGTCGTTAGACCTAGCTGGTCTTTTAGACGCTCCTCTTTGGCTCGCTGGTGGAATACCTGTCGCCAGTTGCGTCCGCGTGAACCTAGCTCTGTCTGGTAGGTGCTCTGCAAACCGTCGATAGATGCCTGCGATGCTTTTTGCTCGTTCTGCGGATCCACCCACTCCCACTCTGGCGTTTGCCATTCGACCGGGTCAGCACTGTGCCTGTCTGCTAAGAGCTCTGCCATCGTCGGGAAGTGCGGCACGCCTGCCAGTGCTGCCGCTTCTGCAAACTTCGCTCTGACTGGCTTGCAGAGATGTTGAATTAGGTACATCTGCCAGCACCGAAAACGCCTGCGGTCCTCTAGCTGACTTGTGCGGCTGCTGCTGTAGTTAGTTTTGCTGTAATCCCTAGCGACAACCTCATAACTCAGCCCTGTGCCTACTGCGATGCCACGCAGCATCAGGTTAATCCACGGCTCTGACGCACTATTCGGTCTGCCTGGATTGATGCTCTCGATTGACTCGCCAGGTCGCAGACGAGCAACCATCGCTGGCTCTAGGTACTCAAACGAATTGCCGTTGTCGTCAACGCTGTCTGGTTCTGTACTCTCACCTGACAGCCCAGGGAATGAACCCTCTGTCTTGATTGCAACACCAAAGCAAGACGCGACTGCTGACGCTTGCAGCTCGTTCTCAACGTAGACGCCCAAATCTCGCAGCCAAGAAACCACAGGTGCAAACCAGGTCACGCCGCGTGACTGTCCGATGCGGTCACGCCGGAACAGATGCAGCACGTTTTTCGCTTCTACCCTAATCGGGTCACGATTCCACGCCTGCGGTGCCTGCGGATGGTCAGGATAAATCCAGTAGGCTAGCGGCTTGCCAAGCTCGTCAAGCTCAACGCCTCGCACAATCCGCTTTCCACCGTCGCGTGCTATTGCGTAGGTGTCCTTGTCTGCTGCGAGCCGGTCAGCCTCAACTAGCTCAAGTGCAAACGGCACAGGTCGGCTGATGCCTCGAAACTCCTTAGCAGGAGTCGTGACCATGTGAATAAGCACTTCGCCAGCTTCTACGATTTCACGCTGTGCCATACGCTGCATTTCGACGAACGTATATTGTCCGTTGATGTCGCAAACGTCCGTCCATCGGTCCCAAGAATCATCACGCAGAAAGTTGACATCTTCCACGTCAACGCCGTCGTCGGTTTCTAGCATAGATTGTGCGGTCATGCCGCAACCAACCACACTGCTGACGATCGTATCAACGACGCCCCAAGCATAAGCATTGTCGCGAACTAGCTTTCGTGACCATGCTCGGAGTGCATCTGCTCCGTATGGTCCCATTAGCTCGCTATCAGCAGCTTGGTTTTTGGGTCTTGCGTTGTTGGTGAGTCGATTAGATTCCGCACCAGCATAGGCACGCATCAGCTTGCGTGCCTTTGTGCGTTTGACTCCCCACTGCGGCGACAGAGCACCGATAAAGCTGTCGAGTGCTTTGCCTATCATCGGCTACGCCTCTGAAACTTTGCTAAACGCAAGCCTCCACCAGACTCACGCTCCACTTGCGTTTGCAGAATGTTGCGTTGCTCGAATAGATCGCCCAAATCTAACTTGGTGACGGTGCGATTTCCTATAGAATAGGATTCTGCTCCGCCTGTCAGAAGCGATTCAATCGCGGCGTCGATTTGACTTAGTAGTGATGCTGCTGTTGCCATGCCCTGTATCTTTAGGCTGGCTCTGCTGCTTTGCTATACTTTTCCGCTCTGCTTTTGCTACGGTCGTAGCAATTTGGTCTGCTGAAATGGTCTGTGTCCACGTGTGACCGCAAAAATCGCACTTGCAGTACCTCATCCTTCCATGCTTGCTATAGACGCGGCTGTAATTCGTATTCGGTTCGCGACGTGTCACGCAAGCCGTACATGGACGAGCCACGAACGCCCTCGGCTGCGGCGTCTTTTCTGTCTTGCGTTTACGCTTTCTTGCCATTGTTGCACCTGTCAAGGTCTTACTCCTTTTACCCAGCCACCCGGTCGGCTGCGAATGTTGCCGTGTCGTTTACGCTGCACCTTTTGACGCTGCTTTGCTGCCTCAATCGGTGTAGCACTGATTTTTGCGGTTGCCTGATTAGACAACAAATGAATACCTGTGAATCGTGCCGCTGCTGCTGCGTTGTAGGTCGCATCGAGCCAGTGGTTATTGGCGTTGTGAACCATCCAGTAGTTCTTCGCACCCTTGCCCTCTTTGAACTCGCTGACCAGTTCCTCCGCCACGATGTGCTGTGCGTAGCTCAAATGCTTTCGATTGCCCTGCAAGTTGAACAGCGACATAGATCCCTTGCGTAGCATGTTCTCCTCGTCGAACGTCGGAGCTAAGAAACGCTCATGCACCCATTGTTTCCAGTAGTCTGTATTTAGCTCAAATAGCCAGAGGTTTGCCGCACTCAGCAGTTCTGCGTGCATGTTGTCGCCAGCCTTGGTGGTCGCTGTCGATTTCTTCCGCTCCCGATAATTACCGATCCCCTTTGACGCATGGAAAGGATTGCCCACGTCTCGCACGAACTTGTAAGCAGCGTTTGTGAATGTGCCAGCATCGACAAAGACGCTGTCCACGCGACGTTCCACGCCTGCCGCGTCAACTAGCTTTTTCTGCAATAGCTCATCTCGCCAGTTGAGCAACGTTTTGTAAATCTGCGGTTCTGATGCCTCGTTGTCTAGGCTGCGGTCAGTGCCGTAGACCTCCGCCACGCCATAATCGACGATGCAGCCGCCAGCACCTTTCCACCATGCAGCGATAACCCAATGGCATTGGTATTTGCCCAAGTCGATTGCCGCTGTTACAGATGCCGTGTTTGCTGGTAGCTGCCGCCTGTCCAATCCGCTCAGACGCGATGTGACTAGGTTCGCAGTCAAACCGATGCCCTGCGGTCCTTCCTGCTTTGGCGGATCGTTGTCATCCTCCGTTGCGACCGCATCTGCACCAAAGTCAGAAACGCGGTTGTAATACGCCTGAATCGCTGATAGTTCGATCGGCTTGCCGTCCGATGCCGTCCGAGTGTCATAGCTGTACGGATTGCTAATCTCGCAGCCTGCGTCCATCTGCTCCCGATTCGCTTCGTAGAACCGAAACGCCTCGCGTGCGTCAGGATCCTCGTCGCCGTCGCGATTCACCCGCAACTCAATATATTGTTGCCACAAATCCATTTGTGCTGGTGGCGTCACCATCTTGCGGAACCTAACGCCGTTCCACGACGGTTTCTGCTTCCGGTCTGTATAGCGATAGGCGATGCACTGCCGGTTCTGCGTCGTGCAAAGCATCACCCGGCTCACCCTGCGACCGCCTGCACCAAGTCCACCGATGTCTTTTTCGATGACATTCTCGTTTGACTCAATGATTGCTTCGCTCGTTGCGGATTCCTTGTTTTCAATATCGTCCAGGATAGCTAGCGTAGGTCGTCTGTCCCTGTAGTTTGTGCCACGGATAGGTCCGTCAATTCCTAGCGACGACATTATCTGACCGTTTGCCACGCTCGGCATCTTGCTGTCCCAGCCTAGCGGCAACTGCTCCTGTGCAATTGTCGGGAAAATCAGATGGTCAGCAGCAATCTCTAGGTTCGTCGTAGATCCCGCAACGGTCTGCATCCTGGCACGCGATGACCAGCCACCGACTTCGCGAAACGGTATGCCAACTTCGGGAAAATCAGCAATTAGTAACTCGCTCTGCTGCAATCGCTCTTTGATGGTTTTCAGCTCGTTGACTGCTTTCGTCTGGCTTTTGCCGATGATGATTGGAAACGGTGACAGACCTGCAATCATCAGGTACAACGCACCGTACATCGCGATTCGCGTCTTGCCCTCGCCCCGCGGACCAGCAATCGCAAAGTCGCCTCCGTACTTCGCCGCGTCGATAATCGACAAAAGCATTGCCTCACGATCGCTCGTAAACGGCTGCGAAAACGTCTCGGCAAAGTACGTCCGCAGGAATAAAACAGGGTCTTGTAAACAATCGCGACGACGAATGGCATCTTCTGGAAGCTCAAGATGAATGTCTCTTGCCGCTGCTCGCTTCTTTGCCTTGCGTTCTTGGTCAAGTACCCTCTCGCTTTTCCTCCTTAATAAACCCGAGTTG